TTTTAAATTTATTTTCATCATCTTCATACTTATCAATAACTTCATCACAAAAATCATCATCAAATTCATTATTCTGGGTATATATGAAATCACAAAAATCCATATAACCAGTACTATTTTGATCTTCCATAATTAAGCAACCAATTCAACAAATTCACTTAGAACTTTCTTGTTCATTTTTTTACACTTAAGACTCTTTACAAAGGCACGTTTAATCTGTGCTTTTGTAGCATCTTGCTGTACCTCAAAGTCATCATCATTTGCTAGTGCATTTGAAGATAATCCAAAGTATGTATCATACCCAGAAGTTTTAATAGCAAATGCTTTATCTTTTTTCCAATCTTTTACAAGTCTATCAAATTCTTTGTCTTCTGTAAAGTGGTATCTACGAATAAATACATTTCCATCTCTGGGCGAAAGAATACGAATTCCAATTAAATTTATATCATTAAATCTATCCTTTAGATTATTAAGTAACACATCTGTTATTTGTGCCCATCCATCAACATTAAAAGTATATGTAGTTCCTAATTTTCTATCACGCAAAACAGTATTACGATGAACGTATCCACATCCAAGATAAGGTTCTGATTCCCAATGTCTTTGGACTTCTTTATGATATGTTAGTTGTCCTGCTTCACCATCAGTAAGTATTACACACTGTACTTTTTGTAGTTTATTTTCTTCTTTAAATTTTGGAAGTATTTGATGAAGTGCCATTATGGTTTCATTCAATGGAGTTCCAGAAAGATCTAACCCAAGAGGAATTCTATATTGAGTATAACTTGTAAATGAATATGCAATACGATAAATGTTTATCATTTGCTCTTCTAGAGTTTTAGAATTTACATTACTTGTAAAGAACTTCATTAATGAAAAATTATCACACATTTGAAGAGAACCTTCTTTCTTTTCATAGACAGAATGACGGACACCATCTTCCTCTGTCCAGAGTGGATAATTGAAAGTAAATGCATATACTTCAAATGGAATATTAACTTTCTTACAGAACCAGATTAGATTATAAAGTTGCTTTAAAGTATCAAGAATAACATTTTGCATAGAACCACTCCAATCAAGAATGAATACTAATCCATGATTCTTACCATCAGGAATAACTGTTATCTTCTTAAATAAATCTTCATTGAACTTATATGTATGAAGCATAGAAGTATTCAATACACCAGTCTTAGAAGTGGTGGCACGAGCATAAGCATCAGCAGATTTCTTACACTCAAACTCTTTAACTAAGTAATTAACTTCTTTCTGTGCATTCCTTTTAAACTCTCTATATTTTGCATCAACTTCTTTAAAGGATGGGAACATATCACTTCCCTCTGATATATCGGATTCTTTCCATTCTAATGTAATTCTTTCATGAAGAATTTTATTATCAACAATTATTTTATCTAAATTAAGTTTTGGAACTTCAACATATACACTTTCTGAACCATTGTTTTCAGCAAGTTCTTTTAATTTTTTATCTAACGCATTAACAGTCTGAGTTTCTGGTTCTAAATCTAAAGGAGTAACACTATCGTTGCCCCTAGAAGGAGTATTAGAACCACGGTCCCCACCTTCCAAAGTATCATCGCCATCAGTGTTAGAAATGGGAGAATCATTATCGTCAGTAGTATCAGTGTCACTATCCCCAGTAAGTGAATCACCACCTGAAGCAGGTTGTTGTTGGATAGATAGTTGTTGAACCTGCTCAGAAGATTCATTATCGGATTCTTCTTCGCCTTGCTTGCAGAAATTATATAACGCTTCTGCTGCGGATACGGCTTCATCAAACGTTTCTGCATCTTTAATTAAATTGACAATCGGAGTTTCAGTAGGAGAAAAAGAGATATTAACGAACGAACCAATCTTGAAATATAGATTAACCCTATCAGCAAGATTAAGAAGATTAACATCTTTATCATCTATTTCAAAGAAATCATTATCTGAAAGTTCATTATATCCTCTATAGAAGGTTTTGGCAAGTCCCATGTACTTACGCTTCATTAACTTCTCAATTCTCACATCCTCTGTAATATTCATAAAGGTATGAGGAACACTCTTAGGAGGATCTACATCAGGTGTGAACAATGCATGTCCAACCTCATGTGCAACAAGCATATCATAAACACGATTGCTTGTGTTCCAATTAGGAAGTTGTAAAACACGAGTATGAACATTGAACTGTGCAGTTTCAACATTCTTATGCTCTACCATCAAATCTTCTGTTGCAAGAAGTTTAGCAAGTTGGGATTTGATTTCGTGCTGAACTGTCATTAGTGCCTTTGCTTATGAACCTATTATACGACGAAACCCCACGCTTGGTGGGGTTCAGTAGACGCTTTATCAACTGTCTGCGTCTTTCTCTTGAGGCACGTAGTGCCTGTGGTTTAAGTTTTCGTTTGGCATCCTTCTTAGAGTGATGCTGCCAGTTAGGGGTGTTCATTGGTTTGGATAGAAGACTGCAAAATCATCCTCATAGTACTTCCTAATATTATCTATAAGTTTAGGAGTTGCCTGTAGTCTATCAGTTTCATCTAAATTGTCCACAGGTTTGTATGACAGTTTACGAATTGGAAAGGTAGGAAGTTTTAATATATCAGAAACCCATTCACCAAAACTATTACCAAACCCCCATTCAAAATGCCATACATTAGTATCAATATCAATAAAATCCAATTGAGGTCTAAACCAATTTATCATCTCAATATCAAATGATAGAGTATCGCTTGAAGCACGAATATTATTCATTACATGAAAAAATTCATATTCATCTTCCATTATCTCTTGAAGATTAGAAAATTCACTCAAATATTTTTTATGAAAATTAGTCATAATTATAGATGATGATATGAACCTATCAATAGGATTTCTAACAATTGCAATACTTGGTATCCCTTTCACATCCAAATGTTTTTCATATAATTCTTTATGAAAATGTGCTACTTCATACCAATCAACATAAACATCATCAAATTCTTGTTCTGGTAAAAAGTTATTAGATATAATATTTTCATGAAAAAATCTTCCAGCAGTGCGTGGAATATGAATACGATGAAATCTTTTTCCAGTTCCTAATTGATGTCTATATGTTGGCATTAATCACCACCTATTTCTTTTGATACCATGCGAGAAAAACCCTTTACCTTATCAAAGGTAATAACATTATCAAACTTATCATGCAAATCGGATTTATGAGATATGATGAAAATATTTGCATCCTTTATTATATATCTAATAATCTTAAGAAATTCTTCTGTACCAAAACCATCAAGAGAACTATCAAACACTTCATCCATGATTAGTAAATTTGTATTAACAGAGTTTTTTACTCTCGCAACTTCTCTCCATGTGAAGAGTAATGCTAAATCAATTCTCATCTTCTCCCCTTCACTAAATGATGAATATGAGAAGTCTTCGTGAATCGGTGATTTTACCGTTTCATTAAACTCTTCATCCAATGTGAAATTGATATAGAAATCCATCAACTGAAGGTAACGATTTACCTGTTGATTAATGAATGGTAGATACTTCTTAATTATTTTTGTCTTTACTCCGTCATCCCTTAACAATGAATAGGCAAAATCGTAATGATTAATCTCTTGCCTTCTATCTGATAAGTCGTCAATTGTTTTTTGGAGGTTCTCTTTAAACTCTGCTAACTTCTCATGCTCAGTATTTCTGTTCTCAATTCTTCTGGTAATTGTTTGAACTTCATCTTCAAGTTCTCCGATTTGTCGTTGACTGAGACTAATCCGAGTATTGTTTTGAGAAATGTCATGGTTGAGTTTTGTAATCTCCTTAGATAGTTGGGTGAAGTGACGTTCTCTCTCCGTTTCTAACTTTATAGTCTCTTCCAGATCTTTAAAACCTTTCTTGAGCTCCTTTGCTTTATCTTGAACGTCGGCAATTCTATTTACACGAAACTCTTCTTCTATATCTTGAGTACAAGTAGGACATACCGTATTGTCTGTGAAAAACTTATGCTCTTTAGTAATCGTAGATACTTTCTGAGTGATTTTACCTTTAAGATTGTTTAGTTTCTTTAACTTTTCAGAAGCACCTGCTAATTTTTCTTGCTCTTCATTTAATCCATATACCCTATCACTAGCATGTTCATTCTTAGATGTTAAAATACATACCTCATCACCAAGTTCTCTACTCTTTTTCTTCTTTTCTTCTATATCATCTTTACCTCTTTTCTCAATCTCTCCAATAAATTTTTCTTGCATACCCAATTTATCTTTAAGATTATCTTTCTTCAAATCTAAAGACTTTATCTTCTCTCTTCTAAGACGTATATTATCCTTAATAAGATTATTCATTGCAGAAAATATTCTAATATCTAAAAGATCTTCAATAACATCTCTACGATTGGTACCACTCAATTGCATAAAAGGTACAAAAGTACTACTACCCAAGATTACAATTTGAGTAAAAGATTTATAATTTACTTTTAAAATATTATCTTCTAAAATTCTTTGATTGGATCTATCATCTGCTTCTTTATGAAGTGGACTACCATCTACCTCAATGTCAAATATATTTGGTTTGATTCCTCTTCTTATAAGATAATTACGATTATTAACTTCAAATTCAATCTCTACTACACAATCTCTTTCATTTGTAGTATTAATTAATTGTCCCTTATTAACTTTACGAAATGGTTTATTAAACAAAGCAAAGGTAAGTGCATCCAACATTGTGGATTTTCCAGCACCATTTGTTCCTACTACTAAGTTAGTATTATGTTCTTGAAAATTTATCTCTGTCCACTGATTACCTGTAGAAAGAAAATTCTTCCATTTAATCTTTTGAAATATTATCATTCTTAGGTGGCATCACAAAATCATTAGGGGTAATTACTGCATACTTATAATTATACACCTTGCATGTCCTTATGGCAAGCTCTCCATCCACCTCTACAACATCCATAGGTGTTTCTTCATCTCCAGCAATTTCACGCATCATCATAGCATATCTAACTGCATCATCCTCCTGTTCAAATAAAAATAATACTTTATCACCAAAATTATCCTGAACAGCATAAGCACCGTCATCTTTTTTACCCCTAAGAGTAAGGAGAAACATTTTACTCTACCTCGCAGGCTTGTCTATATAAATCCTTAAAGATACCTTTGATAATGTTCTTATCTAAATCAAACTCTGATTCATCAATATATCGATTCAAAATAGAGAGAGTATTTTCATCTTCATCTATTTCAAAATCTTCACTTTCTTGAATATCAAAATTTTCAATTATTTTTAAATCTTGTACACCTGATGCATAAAGTTTATCAATAAATTTTTCAAACTCTTTTGGTT